AGACATGTACGATGCCAAGCGTGTTTTGTATGGCGCGGTCGAATACCTCGTGTCAAGATTGGTGCCGGTTGGATGATCCGCTCTCCAACTGCCCATTTGGGACAGGGTCGACACTTGTGTCCTCCTCACCGCCAGGGCTGGCGCTTAGGGAGACGTTTAGCGTGACATGTGACGGGTGCGTGTGTGTGAGCACCCAAGGATCTGCCGCAGCTTTGCGGGGCGAGTGTGGAAGGTGTTCCATTGGTGTTGGGGTTCGCCCTGGCCGCATTGCAATGCACTTGTCCACAACACCCGCATCGACTGTTCCAGATCGCCTTCGGTCCTAGACAGTAGCTTTTTGCTAAGTTCGGTGACGATAAAGCACGGGAAGTTTAGACTTACTCGGTTAGTTCTTTATCTTAAGCCGCATTTTATCTACCGCCATGAACCCCCTCCAAGGCCAAAACGTTCAGCAGCAGTTTGCACCACCACAGGCACCAGCTGTAGGAGCTAACCAATACAATCTTGGTACTGACGATGAACCAATTGCAGTGAACAGGCAGCCATATCAGTTGCGCACTCATTTTGTCAAGAGTGAGTTTAGCGTGTTTCGCCGCAACTTTCAACATGCTTTGTTCGTCCCAGTAGAGAATCCAGTTTCAACCGCGTGTCCCAATTACTTTCAGTCTCTACATTGTGGGGCTGAAGTATTGTTGGACGCGAACCCTCGCGGGCGCGTTCTTGCGCTCGGCGAGGTTCCTGGGTATTTCCCACACGCGCGTATGATTTTTCAACCGACCCATTATGGCCACCATTACAACATTTCTAACCCTCAGAGTGTTGTTACACATGCAATTCATCAGGATAACGCTGGTTATGACTACTGCGTTTCTCTGAATACGGTTAGTCAGTACACCAATGAGGAGCTTGCTTTTTTGTGTTTTCAGAACAATCACGTTGATTCTTTTCAGCTCATTTATGAAAAGGTGAGCGGGCATCTCTGTGGCAACGAGATCTTTTACGTCATGCATGATGCCGATCAACACATGCGTGTTACCCTGGGCAAGTCGACCCAGGTCGTTGTTTCCGCCCAAACGTGGTTGCGGGATGGATCATTGCACGTCTCCTTTGTAAACGTCGGTGGCGCCGTTGTGTCAGGAATGCTTTATGCTGCGCGTGTTGCGCAGCACGGCGAATGGCACCACATCCGCTACCGCTTCATAGAAGGTGCTCTTTGGCTTCCGCCGGTCCGCGATCCTGATGCTTTAACGATGATGGCGGATACTTACTATGGCCGCATGGCGGCCGTAGAGCGCCACTTTGTATCCGGCTCATCCATGCACGATATTGTGTCTTTTCCCATGTATCTTTCCAATGCTATTTTCATGTCGTTTGGAACCCAAGTTTATGCCTTCGCTACCGACGGCACATTGTGGTATGTCGATAAAGCGTTGGTTTATTCGTGCGCCGATTGGGTCGCTTTCAAACCGCGGAATGCCATCACTTTCGCTGGCATTCAAGCTTATGCTCGTGTTCAAGCACGTTCTTACCGCGCCAAACCCGAGCAGACGCATCGTATCGTTGGTATGTCTGCCGCGCTTGGATTTGTCTTGAACGTCGAAACCGAAATCGGGACATTGCTTTCCATTGTTTCAAAGAATCGTAAGCAGATAGATCTTTTGAACTCGTTAATTGCTTTTAACAATGTTCAGGTCAATTCTGTGTTACCGATTCTTAAGACCGTGGGATATTTGTTGCTGATTTGGTTATTTGTTGCCATTGGATGGCTTCACGCTGACCTGGGTGAGCCGTACAAGTGGCTTTATACTGCGAGTGTTTTTGGAAGACCTGACGTTAACTATGCGTCTTATCTGTTAGATTACGCTTTCTTTACGATCGCGTATTTGCGGTTATGGATCGCGTTGTTGGTCGGTGTGATCACTCTCGCTTTTTTGTACTCTCTTCGGCTGCGTTATGTGTGGAATATTTCTACAGTCGACCATCTCGTGTCCAAACGCCTCCATACTTTGTCAAGCTGGATCTGGTCGTTTCGTTATTCATTGCCAGTACCGCGACGCGGAGATTTTTTGCCGCCTGGAGCTCCCGACGATCCGATGAATCATCCTGTTTTGCCCATTCGTGCTTTTCGTCTTGGTGAACCTGCCGAGGCTTCCAGTGGTGTGCGTCCATTGCCGGATTTCCATCTGGATGTTGATACGCACTCAGAATTGAGAGCTGTTGATTGGCACCCGCAGCCGAATGAGGAAGGTTCCGGTATTGCTTTGCCTCGTTCGGTAGACCCCGCTGTCGAAGTGGTGGTCGACGATCCACAGGTGGGTACTGAGGTGCAGGCCATGTGGCGTGACCTCTTATCCGGACAGAGGAAAGCTGTCGAGCTAGCAATGGTGCGACGTACGGCTCGCTTGAAATTTGGAACTTGGCGCGCGCCAACTCGCTCAACTCTTTCTCTTGCTGAAGTCATGCGAAGGTACGATACTGGTTTTTACGAAAAGTCTTTGGAAGTCGATGAGTCCGGTTTCGACACCAAGGATGATGAAAGTGAAAGCCAGGACTTTCTTGTTCCTTATGGCGTGGCCACTGAGATGGGTGGTCCCATTTTGCCACACGTCTCTACTGATCAACTCGTCATTGCTTTTTGTGAGCGTGCCGGTGTTCAGCGTCCCGTTAAAGATGACATTTTTCTTGCTTTTCTTGGTCGTTATACGCAAGCGCTCAATGATATCATGTTTCATCCAACGACTCTTTGTCGCACTGCGAAGCCGTTGCGTGACGCTGATCCTATCCCAGAAATGTCATATGACGATTGGAATGCAGGGTTTTCCGCCGGCAAACGCGCCGTGCACAACGTTGCCAAGCGTGAGCTTGACGCCGGGGAAGGCGTGCATTACAAGTCTGTTGTCCACCAAAAGAAGGAAGTGTTGTTGAAGGGTCGGGTTGTGACCGATGATCAAACGTTTAGGCGCTCGCGTCTCATTAGCGCTATGCACCGGACGTTCGATGTTGTTGAGTCGCCATGGAGCGCGATGAAACAGTTGCGTCAGGCCGAGCTTTGGGATGACACTCACTTCGTGTTGTTTGGTGGTTTAGCGTCTTACGTGATTGGGCCTCGTGTGTACAGCAAAATGTCGCGCATTCCCGCCTCATCTAGGGTGTTCATTATTTCTAAGGACACCAAAGATCATGATGGGTCGCTGACACATGAAGTCAATACAATTCACTGTGAAGTCGAGGAAAAACTTGGGCGCTCTGGGGCGTCGCTGGAAGCTGTCCGTGCCGTCACTAAATATGAGGCACGGGATCACAATGGCATGCGTATCCGTGTTAATTCGATGGTGCGCTCCGGCAAGTCGGACACTCTCTCACGTAATTGTGATATCACCGCTAGCAATACGGTTCAGGCTCTTCGTGAATGTGAACGCGCAGGGTGCGACATTGATTGGGAGTATTCATTTACTGTGGTCTGTGGTGACGACGAGCTGGTTGTCGTTGTCACGACCGTTTCTGATTTTCGTGATTTCGAAGCCGTCTACGTTCTAGCTCATGAGCAGGGCGGCTTCCATTTGGAATTGGAAATTTTTGAGGGGAGAGAGAATCTTTGCCGTGCTTCTTTTTGCAGTGGCTACTTTGTTCGCGTCATTCACATGTCCGTCGAAACATACATTTTGATGCCAATGATTGGTCGGATGTTTTGTAAGCTTGGTTGGTTTGTCAATCCGAACCCGGACAATGTGGCGCTTGCAATCAAAGGCGATTATATCTCTCGGCGCGCGCAGTATAATTATGTGCCTCTGGTGGCTCGCATGTTTGATGCCCTGATTCAAAAGGCAGATCGAGCAATGCCCGGGCGAGCCGTCACTCGGCACAATTTTTACGATTTGCACGTGGATGAGAAGTTTAGCACCTTGTGGGGCGTGCGACATACACCTGAGACGGATGAGGACTTGCAGCTGATATATGGGCATGATGCGTTGGCTACCATTGGTGCTGTTTGCAAGGCTTTTGCTGATGCGCCTTGGCACACGATAGTAAGTCCCGATCAACTTGGAATCCTCATCGACGTGGATGGATGTGGCGAAGATGAGTTCTGGTAAACCGTCCGATTTTCCGGAGCGGCTTTTTATGATAGGAGAGCCGCACGCTGACGCGCGTGGTAGGGGCGCGTTTGGGCCGCCGAAGTCACGACGGCCGTGTGAGGTTTAGCAGACACCAACCGCGAGTTGTTGTTGGTGCTTCTGGGCGTATATGGTGGCATCTAGCGTATGCGGTGCCACTTGAAGCTTGGACGGTTGTGACCCTCACGGACAGTGCCAGCTCAGACCTACATTCAGTGGTGGCCCGCTTTCTGGATGGATTCATGTATCCTACCCTTGGCCGTAAGCTGTATCAATTGTGGTCGTTCGTCTGTTCTATTCCACGTTACATCATGTC